AGTCTCAAAGGTAATGTTGTAAATTCTTCTTTCATTTTTCTTTTTGGATCGGTTGATACCATTGTTGGTGCTGCTGCACCAGATTTTTGTGGTTGATTAGGATCTGCTGCCCTTTTTCTTCTTGCAGCACTATCCCTCTCTTTATCACTCATGGATCTTCTCTTTGCAGAGGAAACACATTTTGGAGTTGTTTTCTGACCGGGTTGACGAGCACAAGGCTTACCATCATATTTACCACCAACTTGAACCCAACCTCTTACTTTGCGTCCAGACTTAGTAGTTCCACTTGATTTACCAAACCATGCACGAAGACCTTCTTCTGTCATGTTTTTTGGTTTTTTACCCTTCTTTTTCATATCAATGGCAATTGCTGCCTGTTGAGCAGCATTCGCTGCTTCTTTCACTTCTTCACCGTCAAGATAATCTGCAGCAGTATCTAAGTAATCAGATGCTTTAGTTATCTTTGATTGTACCCATGCTTTGAAATTGTCTTTCTTGCGTGAGTGTTTTACAATCCTTTTAGATGCTCTACCTGCTGTCTTCAATTGATTACGAATCATTTCTGGTTCGTGATCACCATGCTTTTCTTCCTTCATTGCTTTTTCTAAATCATCTGCTTGTTTCGCATGTGTTTTAGAACCACCCCTTAGTTTCTTAACCAATTTTTTTACAAATGGTTTATCTTTTTCATCTAAGGTTTCTTTCATTAAAAATCCATCATCACGAAGAACTGATCCTTCGGGAATTGGTTTACACTTCTTATCAGTGTTACAATAGTAATATCCTTTTTTACAGGATTTCATCATTCAGCAGTTTCTGAGTCATTATTATTTAGAATACCTTGTTTTAGTAGTTTTGATAACTCACTTGTAGATCCTACAAATAAGGCATTGTTTGTGACATTATTTTGAGTTTTTTGTTTATCTTCATCTATATCTTTCATCTTTTTCTGAAGATCCATCAATTTATCAGTGCTATCAGCTACTGATTTAATTAACTGTCCGGCAACTTCATATGCTCTTGGACTTGCACTCTCACCTGCAACTTCCATGATTCCATTTATTGCCTCTTGTCCTTTTTCTATTAGTGAATATAATTGACCTCTTGTATATTTGTAATCTTTTTCGACATCATTTTTTTTAAAAACAACATTAGGTAGTTCTGGTTTTTCATTATCTTTTTTAACAATAGAAGTTTCTACATTTAAAGATTTTTCAATATTGTTAAAATTTGTGTTCATCATGAGTCTGTCCTTGTCGCAGGATTAAATTGTAATGAATCAGTAAAGATACTTGATGTCTCACTAAAACCAAAGTCATCATCAACATCAATAAGATTATCATCTGCTGTAGTTAATTTATTAATTTTTGTATTTTCAAGATGTTCTGCTTTCGCAGTGCTATTAAATCCTCTCTTTACGGCTAAAGTATTTGCATCTGGTTTCGCATCAACTTTCATAACTTCGTTATCAATGACAATACGATCACCAACAGAAAAATTAGAGGAGTCTGTAACAGTGATTCTAACATCATTTTTACCAATATTAAATGTCAATTGTGCAGTGTTATCAGCATCATAATCTTTAAGTGCTTTAGGTGTAACAGTATATCTAAGTTCTCTTCTCTTATTCTCACGATCCATATTTGTATGATAATCCAACTGAACTTTCTTAATAAGTCCTTCAGGTGTATCTGCGACAGGGCCGAATAGATATGTTTTTGCAGTAAAGTTTAGTGTGTATATTAATGCTCTTCTTGTTGCAAAATCTCCCTCATAATCATCTTGAAATGATATATTATCTAAAACAACACTAATATCCCTTTTCTCTCCAATAACACTTACTAAATCTACAGTTAAATTAAAGGATGGTTGAAAAAATGGTAAAATCTGTTCTATAATTTGTAGTCCATCATCGTTTAGTTTAACTAAGACATTTAATTCAAAACCAATATTATATGGAACTGGCATGAATACTTTTCTTAAGTTTGATCCATCAGACGCTTTAAATGTTTGCGTGATTGTGGATTTTCTTGTTGCATCATAAGCAATATTAGTCATCTCAAAAGACATTCTGGGTAGAGTGATTTGAGTTGCACGATTTAAATCTGCTTGTTGCTCAAGTCTTGCTAAAAATTTCTGCATTGGGCCATATGCCAATGCAACTTTCATATCACTTATTGATTTACCACTATTATCGTTATGTCGAATATGAATATCATTGAATAAAGTACCAAAAGATATAACAGTCTTTCTAAGTATTTCGTGATAAAAATAAGTTCCTAACATTAGTATGTACCAAAGGGATTAGATTCCGCAAAATCAATAATTTCATCTGCAGCCAGTTCAAATTCATCATTATCACTGTATGCATCATATTTATCCTCTTGTTCATATTCACGAACATTATATGCAATAAACGATGTTGTTCCTGTTGACAGTGTAAATGATGATGAAGATGTATTCAGACTAGGAGAATCTATATTTATTGTTCCCGCACCAATTGAAATCACAGTAACACCTATACCAATAACATTGTCAACTGCGGATACTGCAGCACCTACAGATATTCCTGTTGTATTGACACCAGTAATTAATGTTGTTGATACACCAACTGTTCCAGTTGTTGTTCCTGTTGACACAAATACTGTCTTATGAATCCTGTGTCCAGTTCCCGGATCAATACCTGTTTGAATTCTAACCTCTTCACCCGGTATAAATCCACTGACGGTAGATCCAATTCCAACATTTGTAATCTTAAGAATTTTTGTATCTGCATCCCATGATCTAACGATTGCCTCTGTGTTAGATGTTTGACCTACAACTAGATCATTATAGAGATAATTACCACGACCAGTGATTATATTTGGATCTGCAACTGTAACTGCTGGTGCAACTGTGTACCCTACACCGGGGTTAACAGGTCTTATAGACGATAATTTAGCATTTCCAGTGTCAATCACGGCAGTGGCAGTTGCAGTCGTTCCAGCACCGTTTGGCCCTGCTACAGTGACTAATGGTGGAAGGGTATATCCAGAACCCTCATTTGTAATAGTGTAAGATATCACACCTCTTCCAGAGGTTGTAATTCCACATGTTGCAATTGCACCAGTTCCATTTCCACCTATAATACTAATACTTGGTGGGACTGTATATCCAGCACCTGCATTTGTTAATATTAATTCCTTAATAGAGAATACACCATTTCTTTCAGTCGTAATCGCAACCGCAGATGCATTCACACCTATCGATGCGTCTCTTGATGTTGAAATGAATACAGTTGGTGTTGATGTATATCCAGATCCATCGTTTAAAATTGTAAGTGAATTTATAAAACCAGACTGAGCAGGTGCAAGAGTTGCTGATGCAGATGCAGTTGCTCCTGAACCAACAAGATTGAGTGTTGTTATGAATCCTTGATCCTCTACCTGTGTATCAATCTCATCAATCGATGTATCAATAACCTCGTCTTCATATTCAAAGAGTTCACACTGTAGTTGATAAACATAATTTTTGCCTAACTGGTAAAATGGTTGTTCATGCTCTACAAATTTAACTTCAAACAATCTTGATCCTAATGGAAAGAAAACTAAGTCACCCTCTCTTGGTCTTGTTGCTAATTCGTAATCGTCTGGATCTAAAAAAGGTGATATAAAATCTTCAAATCTCTCTCTTGATATAGTGAGTGTAACTTCATCTCTTAAACTTACACCAAATTTTGTCATAATATCACCAGCTCCAGAATATCCCTCATAGGTATTCACATATGCTTCTAATAAAAAATTATCATCAAATCGAGATGACTGCACCTCCTCGATGATAGACTGTCTATTTACAAATTTTCTTGGAATATAAGTTACTTCCACCCCATAAATTTGCAACTGCTCATTTATGAGATTTTGGACTAATCTCTGCTCACCGGGAGATCCTTGTAGAAAAAACGGATTGAGTGCCATACATGTTACCCGATAAAGTCAAGAGGAGGTAATTCGTATTCGAGTTGCATCTTCTGTAAGATAGCATCTAGTTCCCTTTGCCCATCATCGTATATTTCTCTTCCATTTAATTCTAATCCACCGGGAAGTTTAACTCCTCTAAACTTAATTAAGTTTTGACCCCACTGCCTCTTCATTAATGCAGTCAAGTACATTTTTAAAAATGGATCATTATATACCTTTGTAAAATCATTTGGATTTAATATTCTCTGACAATCAATGACTATGAAATCACCTACATTGATTGAGTTGTAATCCATGTCAAGATACAACCTGTTTTGTTTTTTGTTAAATCTTATCTGTTTTTCAGGTGTAAGCAAAAAATCTATACTCTCAAGATATTGTTTAGTCATAGAATACTGTAATAATTCAACTGAGTTGAAATAATACAAATCATTTAAAAATAACTGATATTTAATACTAAACATTCCACCTGAAATGGAACTACTATCAAATTTAAATATCTTTTCAATTCCAATAACCGAATCTGGAATTTGAATAAAATTAGAATTTTCTACGAAACTTGAGGTGGTTGTCCCATATCCACTAATTGTAGTAGATGTGCCTGTCGTTGTTACAATACCAGCAGTGTTGTCTGAATCAGTTTGTGATGTTGCTTTACCTCTATCTAATTCATCCTGAGTAAATTCATGCTTGAGAAACATCTCTTCAACACCATCAAAATGCCTCTCGTTGAAAATTTGAATCGCATCATCAACAAGATCGTCAATCTGATCATCATCAATATTAATCTCCAGCACAGGAGCTCCTAACTTCCTTAATGCATAGTCGATTAATCCTTGTCTTGATGATGGTTGTGCCATTATTCTGCTTCTACCTCAGCTGCTAGATTTTCGTATTTTTCTTGCCACTCAAGTGCCTTTGCTGCTAATTGAGTTTTCTCATCATTAAAGTCTGTCATTACAGTTGTCAATTTCGCTTCCAAAAGAATATTTTGGTTTGTCAATGTAGAAATTTTTTGATTGTAAATTTTAATCAAAGTGTTTACATCAACATCATTATTAGAGTTTGCCATTGTTAAAGCTAGAAGGTACCCCCATCGATGGTCGTTGTCCACATGGGCTTGCTAGTGTATGTAGTCGAGACATTGGTAGGTGTTTTTCCAGTTCCAGCACCATTTAGAATCAAATCAGCAGTAGTATTAAATGTCCCAGTTACTCCAATTAAGGTAACTGTTGTTCCAGATGATGATGTTTTTACAACACCCTGTTGTGTACCACCACCTGCTTGAGTAACTAAATCACCAGCAGTCACTGCTTGTGCACTACCTAATGTGATCGCTATTTCTGTAACTGCAGTTAGTAACTGAGTTGAAGTGATTGTAGCTGCACTTGGAGCAGTTGTTGAATTCTGTAAACCATCACTATCAAAATATACAACACCATGTGTTGAGAAATCACCAGACTGATAATAGATACCTTTGATATCTAAATTACCTCTTGTACCTGTAACAACTTCATTACTTACTGTTGCATCAGGAATATATGTAAATGCCCTTGCTGGTGCATTACTATTTTCACCTGTGCTATCGTTATAACCGAAGAAACCGACCTTTGTATTAGCAGTACCAGTTGCAGTATTATAGTTGAATGAAATACCACGATCAGTATTTGTATCAAAGGCATGAGTTATTGTTAACTGAGTTGTTGTTACAATACCTGCAGTTGTATTATTACTAATAAAGATTGTACCGAGTCCGACTCCACCTGCTGGTGTAACATATGAATGAACTGTACTATTGTTAGGAATACTTGAACTTCCAGTGACAACATCACCTGTGTTAATACCTACAACAGAATCGATGACTATAGTAGATGATCCAGATCCAACCGTTGCGAGCACGGTTCTTACACTGGTTACATCACCAACCTTCATAATCGCGTCATTTACTGTCGCGGATGTAGAGTTAACAGTAGTTGTGGTACCATCAACTTGTAAGTCACCTTTGATGATAACCGTACCTTCATTACTCAATCCATCTGGATATGGGTCAATGAATAGTTGATTTCCACCACCTTGTCTAGTTGCAATCACATTGGATGAAATACCAATATTATCAATCTCAACTCCACCGGTAACAACTATTTTACTTGCAAAAGTCGAAATACCAGTTACATTTAAGTTTCCACCTATATTGACATTCTTCTCTACTCCTAATCCACCTTCAGTAAATAATGAACCTGTATCTTTACTATTTGACTGAGTTGCAATATTAATTCTAATATCAGATCCAGTGAATGTTAACTGATCTGTACCATTCTCATCATATTCTATTTTTGAGTCCTTACTTGTACCAAAAGTCAAAAAAGTATCATCAGGAATAACAATCTCACCACTTCCATTTGGATCTATTGTGATATCACCATCTGTGTTTGTAGAAGAAAATACATTACCATCTAGAGTTAAGTTATCTACATTCCACTGGTCAACTTTTCTATTCTGGTCTAATATTGCGACAAATCCGTTTGCAGCAGTTGTTGGGTTTGATTGACTTGCCACCAATCCTGGCCCATGTGCCATTAAGTCTGTGAAATATCTACCACCAATGACATCCACATTACCTGCGTTATCACCGACAAATAGTCTTTCTCCTTTATTTGCTTGTGTTCCAGCTCCAATGGTTAAACCAAGTTCACCGAAATTAAGACTCGACGGAGCAGTTGCACCCGTTGATCTTTTAACTCGTATAATGCTGGCCATTTAAAAACTTCCTCCGTTGATGTCCAAATTCTGTGTTGCTCCCGGTGTTAACTCAAGAGTTGCTGTAAATTTAGCCGTACTTGCATCATATACTAGAACCATACCATTTTGAGGGTTAGTTATGTTCACATCAGATAAACCCGCTAGGGTTCCACTAACATTACCTGCTAGTGAAGAAACAACTTTTACAGCGTTTTGTTGACCTACTCTGACTTTAATGTTTGACATTAGCGTGTCACTCCTTGTCTTACTAAAACGGATCCTTCCACAACTCGTGTGACCTCACCTGCACTATCCGAAACAACAACATCATAGACATATCGTCCGGGTTTAATACTGGCAGTTGTAGTGCTTGTCAATCCAATTTGAATTTTACCAGTGTTTGCATCTGCAATCGACGCTGTGAATGTACCTGCGATGCCTGTGCTTCCTGCATGCTTTCTCATTTGTGATGAGATAGTAAACCCAGAAATATCCAAGGCAGAATTAGAAGATACATTCTCTAGTTCAAACTGTTGTTGGAATGTTGAACCTGTGTTTATCACAAGGTTACTGACATATACTGCTGCCATCTATACAATAATATGATGATCTATGTTATATTTATACTTTTATATTCCAAGTATTAGGACTGTTTCTCTACTAATTGACTTAGAAGAGATTTAAGTTCATCAATCTCCTTTTGCATATCGTTTATACGACTTTGTTGAGATTGTTTCTTGTGTTTAGATTTCTTGTACATATTATATCCTGTGATATCACAGTTTATAATTGCACCAGATTTTTCATCTCGATAGAGATTTTTATGTCCTTCTACAGGTATCATGCTAACGCAATCACTCTAAGATCTTTAAACTTAGGAGATTCTGCTTCATTCGTACCGTTAAATACGATCTTTATTTGGAATCCAGTAAATTCTGTTAAATTATCAACAGTAAACTGATAATCTACGAACTCTCCACTTGTGTTTGCTGGAACTTTAGAATCTGCACGGCCAGAGTTCTTTGATCCATCAATCACTTCATCTCCAAATCCATCACCATCTGTATCTGTTAAATTATCGAATCCGGGGAACAATTCATATGATTGTTCAATACCTTCCGAATCAGGTCTGAATAATTTAAACAGTGCTCTGAAGTCAGCAGAAGTCTTTCTATCAGAACTAATTAAAACTTTTATTGATGTCGCTGGTGTCTTTAAGTCCACACGATTGGAAATATATATTCCCGAATGTGGATCACCAACTGTTAGTTTGACCCTCTCATCATTTGCATAATCTGATACAGGTTTATTTAACCTGCTTCTACCAAATATCAAAGATCCATTCATTGTATCTACAACAGGTGATAAATTTTCATCAGATGTTGTAAATCTCATTGATAATGTGGTAGATCTATTTTTTGGTAAATCTGATAATCTCGCTGTTTCATTTACAGGAGAAGCAACTAATCTTGTAGATGTCAATGGATTAATCTTATTCAATTCAATATCTTCATAACCTTGATCTAAGAATGAACTCTCAGAACCACCAGCACTTGTTCCAGATACTGTTCTTAATTGTGAAGAAAGAGTTGTTTGTCCGGGTTGAAGTGTGTTAAATCTTGGGAATATTTTATCAAATTGTATATTCTTAGATGCATGAATTTCACTTCCACCACCAGATCTTTCATCTGTAAATGAAGCCATGATATCATTTGCTGATAAATCAGGTAATCCTGTTCTACCAGAACCTCTTGGAATCTCAATAAAGTAATTATCAATATCTTTTTTCTGTGTAAGAATTGATGAACTTGGCATATCATGAACGGTGTTGATACCTGTTAGTGATAGACCGTTAAATTGATAACTAAGTGCCAAACTTCCAATAGGATGCTCTCGGATCGCAGTTCCATTCACTCCCCTTTCTGCGATACCTATTGATGATACTCCAACTGCATCATACCTTATAATTTCATTATTAACTTGAACATATCCTCTTGATGTTGTAATTCCTTCAAATGTTGAGAATTTAGAAATGTTCGTAGATCCGACAACAATAAAATTATCATTTAATCCAAGTTCAGCAGTCAACGGTGCTGGTTCAGTCGTTGGTGATACATTTGATATTTCAACTTTATTATTTCCTGCAGTCATTCCATGACTGTATTGTGATACTTCTATAACATTACCAGTAAATAGATCACTTACAACTTCATTACTTGTGATGTCAACTGCACCTGATTGTGGAACCGCACCATTAATTACTAGATCTTGACCTAGTGTATAATTTTCTCCTTGAACATTTGTTAGATAAAGTGTATCAACACCTGATATTGCATCAATGCTAATTTGTGCTCCACCACCACTAATCATGTCTGCAGTTGCAAGTCCAACGATATCACCCTTAGAATATCCATGACCTTTTGCACCACTTGTAACAGAAACTGCAGTTGGAACTCCACCAGATACTGTGACAATACCAGTCGCACTTGATCCTGCACCAGTGATTGCAAACAGATCAACATTAGTGTAGACACCATTTGAATATCCAGCACCAACTACTGAAACTGATAATGCATTATTGGATGTTGCAATTTCAGATCCAACTCTTTCAAGAGTTCCCATAGGTGCAGTCGCAGATGCACTTCCTTCAGATATTTTCACTCCAGAAACTAGACTATTTACTGTTGCACTTGTAGTTGTTTTTGTAATACCCAATTTAAGTTTTCTAGGATATGATTTGATTGAATTATTAAGAAGATCAGGAACTAACTGACTCTCATAATCTAACTCTGGATTATAGAAAAATGCTGTAGCATCAGTTGTGGTAAATTTAGCTTTATTAATTTTAACCTTTAAATCTTCAAACTGGCTTGGTGTCCAAATACTACCATTTTGTGATTTAAATAAACTTCCACCAATATACTGTTGAGATACAATTACACTTTCAGAATCAGGTAATGATTGAGTTTCAATCGTTGGATCACCCATTCTTGAAATCCATGCTTCATAATTATTTGTAGTAGGAGCGAGTAAGACAACGCAATATTCATTGTCTGGTTCTAGATATATCGGAGATTTAAATTTAACATTTGTAGCCACTGAAGCATCTTCAGAAATATTAATCTCAGATGGATCTAAAACAACTTGTGCAAAATCAGCGATCAATGTGAGAGTTGGTGTTCCCAATTCCATTGTTCTTATTTCTACAGTTAATTGTTCTTTTACATCTTTTGATTTCATGAAGATATCAACTGATGTTAGATATGCTCCTGTCTCATCAACTGTGAAAGATTGTGCTAATGGATCTCCTCTTCTCCTTCTCCTTCTCACGAAGACAGTTTGCACGATTGTTCTGTTTATAATTACAGGTGGTGGTGGAGGTGGTAATTGTCTTATAACAATATTAGTTTGTCTTAAAGTATCAACAACACCACTTGTGCTATATGTGGCTTGAGTAGAACTTATGGCTGGAGAACCTAAAAGTGTATCCTCATTTGTGCTACTTGAAGTTAATTTAAATGTTTTTTCTCCATTCTTAAATCTTACTGCTGGAACAGGAGTTGATAAAGGATCTCTAAAGAAAAATGATCCTTGAACATTTCCAACATTATCAGAGATTAATCTTATATTTGAAACTGTTGCTGTTGCACCACTTGTTTTACCAACTAACTTCAAACCAGTTTTGATATAACCAAAAAATCTTCCTTGTGCTTCTTCTGTTAAAGATGCAATATCAACATTGACCACTGTGGATGATGCAGAGTAAGTAGTTGGTAAGGTTACTGAAGTATTATATGGATTCGATCCAAATGTGCCACTTGGTGCTGTAATACTACCAGATTTATGATTTGGTTGACATGTACGGAAAGAAATTAACCTATTTAATCCATCAAAACCCTCTACAGTTTCATTTATCTGGAATACACCAGAATTCATCGTAATTTCAATCAGTTTGGGAATGATATCTAATCCACTTGAACTATCGAAGAAAGGATAGAATCGTGTATTTGGTTTTATGGCAGATGCATTAAATCCTACATTTCTTGAACGAATATGTGTATCTGGCTCACTACTTACTAGAACTTGAGATGGCACAGTACCTTCCCTGTCACCAAAAACTGTTCTTGAACCATTATTTAATATAATATTTCTTGTCCATGTGTCTGCACTAGGACTTAGGATCATTGATCCATCAAAATGTATTTGTGCAAATGGGTTTACATTTTCAACTCTTGAAGCAAGTGGTTGATTTAATAATGTTGTTTCTTCATAATCTAATGTAAGTAAATCTCCAGTTTTTTTAATTCCAGAATCTAATAATGTCAAATCTGCAGAAAAATCCGCAGTTGTTGAATCTATTGATGGATCTAAAGCTAACTCAGGTTTTAATGAATAAAAATCAGTTGGTACAATAAGTTCTTCTCTGGATGAATCAACATCTGCCTTACAATCGGGATTTGTAATATCAAATAAAGAAGTATTTTTGAAATCATCAACAAAAAATCCTGATTTGAATCTTGTCAATCCATCAGCATCTTGAACTTGGAGAGTTTTTGTATCTAACTCAAGTAAGCTAAGTGATGTAACTGTCTCTAAATTAGAAACTCGATCTTCAATTTTACCAATGTCTCTCATCGTAAATCTACGATTATCAACGACAGTTATTTTTACATCATTTACATCATAAAGATATGCTGGCATTTCAAGGGTTGCAAGAGTCATTCCACTCTCAATATCTTCAGGAGTAGTGGGATTTTCAGAAGATACTCCTTTTATTATCGCAAACTCACCCTTTGTGTATGCTTCTTGTGTATTTGCAGAGGGATCAAGTACAATTTTGTCAGTTCTTGGAAGATAAAAACTATAACCAATTTTAGATGCTTCATTTGGTGTAACAACTAAAGTTGGATTAACACCTGCAGATGAAAAATTCCTGTTTGAAAAATCAAATGGTGAAGATGTTGTTGCTGTAAATTCTGCAACTCTTGGTCTAAAGTCTAATGTATCTGTGGCTCTTACATCACCTATTAGGGGGACATCCTTTGAAAATCTTTCTTCATCATATGATCCTACTGTGTAAACATCTCCAGTATCATTTGATGGCACTGTATAATGGTTAACAATAATAGAAAGTCTACGATTAGGAACTCTTTCACCTGCGTTTCTTGTAATTCTTGAATAGTCATAGAAACTTTGTCTTTGACCTTTATCAAGTGTGTAACTTGAAGTGACATCTAAGTAAGATCCCTCAGTTATTCCTTGTAAGTTCGTAATAATATTTGATTCTTCAAATGTAACTGTTTCTCCTACTGTAAATTTATTTTGAGTTAAGTATGCGATTTCAACAATCGTTGCAGAGACACGATCTGTAATTTGTGCAACAGCACCACTTACAGAACCAATAATTTTTTCACCAAGAACTGAAGCAGTATTTAATGCTAATCCACTGACAAATACTAGGCGATCTAAAACTGGATCAATTGTTGTTAGAGATTCAAAAACACCAACAATATTCACGACATCAGGAATATTGAGCGATATAACTTTATCTTCAACTCTTAATCCGAATGCAGCAGTATTTTGTGTAAGTCCATTCGCTGTTGATATTCCGGAATTTGTAAGGCTAACATTAATTCTTTTACTTCTTTCAAATGTTTTTTGTTTTACTTTTATATCATTTTTACGAACAGTTGCGTTTACAACAACATTTGATGCAGATGCAGTTGTTAAATTTTGTATTAATAAAGTTTGACCATTATTTGATATATTTACTTGATCAGATGTTAATGGCTCTATAGTTCCGTTCGTTGAATGAACAGAGTATCTGTCTTCATCAAAAGTTTCAAAGGTTGCACCAGACCCTAAATCTGTATCTGTAATATTTGCAGAAAATACACCAGTTGCACCAATAGCTACACCTGTGATTTGTGTCTTGATTGATAAATCTGAGTTTGTTAACGATACATCCGAAACATTTTTATTTTCTAGTTTTGCAAATAATCCATTACCTTCATCTTGAATAACTGGTATTGCTTTGCGAACACCTGTTGGAGTAGTAGCACTTAAAGTGCTGACATTCACTCCACTTACTGCTGTGGTTGCTGCTAAAGTAACTGATTTTAAATCTGCACTTATTGCACTAATTCGATGCAATCTAGGAGCTGAATCTGTCGTTAAATTATATGTTATAAGATCACCGATTTTTAGTGACCCAAATGTTTTACCAGCACATGTTAATATATTTGAACCATCAATATTCACTTCATCTGCTGGAGATAATTCTCTAATTGTTGTTGTTTTAAGGACTAAATCACCACTAAAATCAAAAGCAAATCCTGAAAACGCAGATGAATCTTGATAAACTGATTTTATGTCCTCAAGTCTGTGTGCTGTGACTGTTTTAATACTTCGAGCAACCGTGGTAAGACCATTAATTCTTATTTGTTCTCCTGTAATAAATGTTCCTGAAGTGTCTTTTAAGGTAATAGTTGCACTGTTACCACCCGCTGCATGGGCAAAACCGGAAGCACCACTACTCAAACCCTCTACAAATGCTGTTGCAGGTAATTCTGTGCTTGATACTGCAGTATTTAAAACCAGACTTGTAAATGTCTGAATATCATAAAGGTAAAGATCAAATTTAGTAGACGCACCAGAATATGCTGCATCAGTATTCTCAAATGCATAAACTTTAGCTACACCAATATCTGATCCAGAAACACCTGTTGCATTTGCAGTTGTTTTTCTTTGATTACATAAATTAATTATATTAGAAATATTAATTCCTAACTTTGGCGTACCATTAACATTGTTTATCTGAAACTTATTTCCAAACTTGAATGGGACAGATGATAATTCAATTTCTTTTTTATCTCTAGGTTTTTCAATATCTAATATTGTACTTACAGGTCTTTCAATATCATATCCTCTTACATATGCTTTTCCGGGAGATACCTTAAGTGCAAATAAATCATCAGTAGGTGTTGCACCTTGGTCTGTCAATTCTCCAGTATTAAATACACCTTCATTTGATATTCCATCATTTAATGATTCCTCAACATCAAATTTAAAGTTGCCTACAGAGTAATTACCAGATTCCTCAAATGTTCTTTTTGCAAAGTAATCTTTTATTAAGTTATATTGTGTTTTATTTTGTAATTTCTTTAATTCACCATCATCAAGACGCATAATCTCGATAAAGTTTTTATCATTAAAGTCTGTAAGACCTTTTTTAGTAAGAGTCGTGCTTATTTTAAGTCTATCTGCACCGGGAGCCGCAAAGTTTGAGAATCCTCTTGCATTATCATATAAAGATTCATCATCGTTTGCAGATATTAGTTCTTCTTTAATAAAAAGTCCAACTCGATATGAGGGAGTATTTGTGTATGGATCTAAAACTAACTTATCGGCAGATACATTTACAAAATGTCCACGAATAAAGAAAACACCATCTGCAATGGAAACTCTACATCCAACAGCAGACGCACCCACATCAATTAGATTAGCTACTGTATCTCCTGCGTTAATAAGAGTATTACCGTAAACAAGAGATTCTTGAATTAATAAATTTTCACCATCTTCTAAAAATTTTGAAGTATTATCATTTCCTGCATCAATATATTTTACAAAGAAAGTTAAATCTGTTATGCCTGTTGCATCATTTGGTAGTGAAAAATCATCAATAAGTATTTTTATACCAGTGCTTTGTCCCTCTAATATTTTACCTTTTAACTGATCGACATATAATGAAACTGGAATACCTAAATGATTAGAATCTAATTTTATTGAAAAATATTCTGCATCATATTGACTATTACCGGGGATCACCATTGATCCCTCTTTAAACATATGACTACCAAACGATTCAATCTGATCTTGTAGAATAGATTGTAAAGTTGTTAATTCTCTAGCCTGAACAGGTTTTCCCGGATTGAATAATACTTTATAAAAATTACTATCCTTTGAAAAATCGTCGTAATATGGATTTATATTTAAATTAGTTTTCTGTGGCATTTTTTAGAATTCCAG